AACGTGCCCTCTTTGTGAGCCCAGTTCATGAGGGCGTTGGCGGCGGCGAGTTCGTTGGCCTTGGCGAGGCCGTTGAACCGGGACTCCCACCAGTCGAGCGGCGCGAGCTGCAGCAGGTTTTTCCAGGTGTGGCCGGACGAGCTTAACGCGACGACCTGCTTGGTTCCCTTGGGCAGGTAGAAATAGTCGCCGTCGTCGAAGCCCAGCACGCGGAACGGCATGTCGTCGGGCTGGCCGGACTGGCGCGGCACGGGCGGCGGGGCGGCGGGTTCGTCGTCGGGTTCGTCGTGCGGCTCGGGCTCTGGGGCGGGCTCAGGCGGGGGCGCCGGATCGAAGGGCACGGCGGCCGAACGAAGCCAGGCGACGGTGCGCTCGCGGTCCCAGCCATCGCGCTCGGCGTCGGCGGCGTCGTAGCCCTTGGCCCAGTCGGATTCCGGCTCGGCGATTTTGATGCTGCAGCCCAGCGCGGTCAGGCGCTCGGCGATCTCGAGCGCGGCGTTGCGGCCTGCGTCGTCCGCGTCGGGCCAGATGACGACCTTGCGGCCGGCGAGCGGCGCCCAATCGGCGTGCTTGACGCCTTGCGTACCGCCGGGCCACGTCACCACGGGCAGGGGCAGCAGGCGCGCGGCGGCGTCGGCGGCTTTCTCGCCCTCGACCACGATAACCTGGCCGTCGCCCGGGCGTGCCCAATACAAAGGCCGGGGCTTGGCGAACGGCACCGTGGCCCACGTCTCGCGGCCATCGGGCAGGCGGACGTAGCGCAGGGTCGGCGTGACTTTCTTGCCGTCGTCGAATTCGACGCGCACGACGTAGCCTAGCAGATCGCCATCGGCGTCCCGATACGGGAACACCATGCTCGGCCGCATGCGCCAGACGCGCTCCTTGCGCGGGTTCCAGGCTTCGATGGGTTCGTTCGGCTGGAACGGCTCGTGCGACTCGGGGATCTCGGCGGCCTCGATGCCCTCGAGCGGATCGAAGGCCGGCGGAGCTTCGCCGGGCGCGCGCTTTGTGGGCGCATAGGTGTCGCCGGTCAGGATGCGCGCGGCCTCGGCGATCGACACGCCCTCGGTTTCGGCGATGAAATCCACGACGTCGCCGTGCGCGCCGCATCCATGGCAGTGGTAGAACGCCTTGGCGTCGGACACCGTGAACGACGGCGTGCGCTCGTTGTGGAACGGGCAGAGGCCGACGAACTCGCCCTTGCCGGCGGATTTGAGCGCGACGCGGCGGCCGACGATCGAGGAGATCGGATAGTCGGCGGCGATTCGGTCGAAGTCGATTTGTGGCATTGGTTCCGAGCGGCTGGGCGTGGCGCGGGCGGCAGTCGGGGAGACTAGCGGAGGCGTCGGGCAGACTAGCGGAGGCGTTGGGAAAAACTCAAGGGGCTTGGCGTGCGAGCGCCCGGATCGCGGCGGCGATTTCTTCGCCTGCGTAGTGTTCGTAATTCAAATCATCGGGATCATATTTATACATCGTTTCCGCCACCTTCGCCGCCTCCTCCAGCGCCTCGGCGCGGGCGCGGGCGACCACCGATTCCTCCAGCGCGGCGGCGCGGGCGCGGGCGACGAGCGGCTTGAGTATCCGAACAGTTCGCCAAACATTGGACGGGTTGGCGCTTAGGCCAAGCTCAATCAACCGGGCGGCGATTTCCTCGCGCAGATTGTCGGTCATGTGCCTTTTCCCCTCGCCACGGCGTCGAGCGCGGAGTTGTGGGCGTTGACCTCCTGCGTTGTCGGGCCACAAAGCGTGAGCCTGTCGCGAACCAGTCGATCCGGCATCCGGGCGGCGAGGAACGCGGCGAGCCTGTAGCGCAGCAATGATGTCCACGCACAAGGTTCATACGGGGCCGGAAATTCAAGAGCTTTCGATAGCGCCTCGACATCCGCGTCACTCACGACGATCTCCTCGGGCTTCCAGGTCATCGAAAAGCTCCTACTATTCCGTTGGGACGCGCGCGGCCTTGGATCAAGTCGGCGACGCTCCGAAACGCCGGGCGCTTAAAGCGTCGAAACGCTGCGGCTTCCATGCGTCGGCATTGACGCGCAAACGGCATGGTGTACGCCGCCGCGAGCGTGCGTTGCGTGTAGGTCATCGCGCACCGCCTTTCGCGCGGGCGAGAGCTTCGACGGCCCTCATCAAACGCCGCTCGGCCTCTTGTTCGGGGCATCGGGACCAGAACAGCGCCGCCTTCACCACGGCCCGCTCGGCTTTGGTCAGGCGGTTCGCGCGGTGGCCTGCGAGCCAAAGCTGCACCGACTTGCGGCGAATACCGTCGCGCTCGTTTAAGTCGGGCCACATGCGTTCGGCGGCGTGATTGGCTTGCTCGCACAGCGTCATCTTCTTACCCATGTTCCTTCTCCTTTGCCGCGCGCAGGGCGGCGAGGGCGGCGCGGGCTAAAGGTTCCGAACGTCGCTCGATTTCTTCTGCGATTTCGTAGCCGTATTGGCTGCCCATTTCGCGCGCAACATCGACACACCACTTGCGTTCTTCAAGGCGAACGTCCGCCTCGCTCGGCTCCGGCGCCGCGCGGGTGTTCCAGGCGGCGATGGCAAGCTCCTGTGTGCCGTGTAGCGCGGTGCTGTTTGAGCAGCGTTCGCAAACAACGTAAGGCGAGACACCGGTTTGCGTCAGTCTTGCTTCGCCCCCGCAGAACGGACACGGCTTCAATTCATCGGCCATCGTCGCCTCCCTTTAGCGCGTGGTGCGGCTCCGCAACCGTACCGTGAAAGCGGCACTTGCTTACGCACACGCTCGGATCAATGCACACGGGCGGGTCTAGGTACTCGCACGGCTTCGCCTCGACCGGCGCGAGCGCGGCGCGCCAACGCGTCAACATCGCTTTCCCTTCTTCGGTAATCGCTTCGGCGTCTTGCTGAAAAACTTCTATGGCCTCCAGCAAGGCATCCCTAGCGCGTTCGGCGCGGTCCATGTGGTAATTCGCACTAATCGCATGCGCGTTCACTTCCTGCCGGTAGTCAGCGACCTCGGCCTCGGCCTTCTCGGCGCGGGCCTTTTCGTCACGGTATTGGTCAAACACCAGCTTTACGTCATGGATCAACGCATCGCGCTCGGCGCGCAGGGCGTCGATGCGGTCGGCGGCTTGCCGCACGGTTTCAGCATCGCCGCACCCCACGCCAAGCGCCTTTCGCAATTCATCAAGGTTTTCGATCAGTTCTTCGTCGTTCGGTTCGGTCATCGGCTTTCCTCCCTCTGAATCATGCACTCGTAGCGGATACCGCCGCGGGCGCCGGCGGCGAGGTTCGACACCACCTCGGCGCGTCTGGCGGCGGCGCACTCGCGCTCGGTCGCGTACCAGCCGAGCGGCGTGAGGACGCCCGGCGCGCTCGCCAGCCACAGCATGAGCACCCAGTTCATGGCCCGGCCAGGCGTGCGGCGCGAAGCTGGCCGGCGAGGCTGAGCACGAGGCCGCGCTCGGTCACGACGGCATAGCGCGCGGCCTTCAAGCGGCGGATATGGCGGCGCTCGATTCCCTCGGGCGTGCCGGTCGACCACCATTGCAGCAGGGCGGCGAGATCCTCGTCGCGCAGGCTCACGACGCCACCCACGAGCGGTCGGTGTCGCGGTCGTGGCGCTCGACCGGCTCGTCGCCATGGCGCTCGGGCCCGAGGTCGTCGATTTCCTCGACCGTGGGCATGTAGCCCTCGTCGTATGCGACTTCGGCCAGGAGCGGGCCCATCGTGCGCACGATCCGGCCGTTGCCGCCGGGGCCCGAAACGCGATAGCCGGGGGCGATGCGCGTGGTCATGCGGACACCTTGGCGGCGGCGCGGATGCGATCGGCTAGGGCGTCGATTTCGGGCACGGTCATGTCGGGCTCGCCCGACTCGAGCCCGGAGCGGATCGTTTCGTAGTAAATCTCTTGCGCTTCGGGTGCGGCTTTGTCTTGCTTGACACGGCCGCGCTTGTCGAAACACGCCGCTTGCTTTTCGGCCGACAACCAGGAACCGAGGACGCCCACCTGATAGAAGCGAAGCGCACCCAGCAGCAGGTTCAACTCGCGTTTGTCGATCTCGCATTCCGGCGTCTGCTTTTCGACGCGGCGCGTGGTCGCCTGCGGAGCGGTGAGGGCCTGGTCGATCAGTCTCAGCGTGTCGGCGATGCGCTGGTGAGCGCGCCCGAAGATAACCTGTGGGTAATCTGCCAGCACCTCGGCAAGCCGCTCGCGCGCGGCCTCAAGCGCGATGTCGCGGGGGTCGGGCGTGTGGGGCATGGTCAGCGGCCCTCCGCTTTGGCGATGGCATCAAGGGCCAAACGCCACTCTTGCGACCAATCGCCGTCAATATCTGTCGATTTGGCGACCAACCCCTTTACCGCCGCGAGCAAATCCGGTGCGGCGGCGATCAGGCGGGCGTTGGCTTGCTGTTCGGCGATGTCGCTGTATTCGTGATACTCGTGGTCGTTTAGGTCGCAAACGTGATTGTTGCCGCAGCCGTATCCATGCGTCCTATTGGGCCGCAAATTCGGAGCGCGCGTGATGACATATGCTCCCGTGGCGCTGGCTTCCCAAGGCCCCGGCGTGTGCGTCTGAGTGGCGGGCATTGCTATCCTCGCAATTGGGTGGTGATGAAAACGAGGCCAGTCTACAGGCCGTTGGGAAAATGTCAACGGTTATCTCACGCGCCAGACGCGATAGTGGATCACGCCGTCCTGCATGAATTTCTGGCAGCGCAAGATCGCGCGGTACTTGCGCTTTGCAGCGCCCATGTTGGCACGGATCCGCGCGCGGCTTTCCGCGAAGCTGGAATAGACCCGCACCTCGCCGATCGCCATGAGGTGAAAATCAAGCGGCTCGGGCTTGCGCGGCGCCGGCGTGTAGACGATTCCCATGGCCCTACTCCAAGCGCCAGACGCGATGGCCCGACAAAGCGCCGGTCGGCGCCGGCTGGATTGACACGCTGACGCGATAGCGCCCGCCGTGCTTCTTCGCGGCGTATTTGGCCGCAGCGCGGACCTGGGGGCCGGTGAATTTGGGCGCCGGGAAAAACCGGCTTTGGCCGACCCGCATGGTGTGCAGGTCCCACTTGTGGCGCTCGGGCGGGGGCGGGATGTCGTGTTCGTCCATGTTGCGGTTCTCCCAAGATCGGAATGCGCGATTGCGATTTTCTTGTATCAGAATGGGGCAATCCGGCGCAAGGGCCGTCGCAAGGTTTCAGGGGTTTCAATCGTGTATTCAGCAAGAACAATGACTTAGAGGTTTCACTCCGGCCACTTCCCATCCCCCCTTATAGTATATAATGGGAGAAGAAAAATGGGGTATACCCTATTCTCCCATTATAAACCCCACCCCCCCTTTAATTTAATATTCTTTATGAATCGATCTCTCTCTCTCTCTAAGGGGCTGACTGTAAAGGGGTTTCAAGGTAACAGCCGGTCGGTATCGGGGCGTATCAACCGGAACCCCTTGCGTTCCGTCGCCCGCATTGCCAAAATCCCAACCCATGACGGACGAGCCAGCCAGCGCGAAGGCAACTGAGAACACTTCGCATTTGTGGAAAAAGGGCAAGTCGCCGAACCCCGGCGGTCGGCCCAAGGACGCTTTCGGCCTGGCAAAGGAAGCTCGCAAGCACGGGCCCGACGCGATCAAGGTTCTCGTGTCGCTCATGAAGTCCGAGGACCAGGCTGGCAAAACGCGCGTCGCTGCAGCGCAGGTGCTGCTCGACCGCGGCTACGGCAAGCCGATCCAGGCGCACGAGGTCACGGGCAAGGACGGCGCGCCGATTCAGTTCAACGTCGTGACGGGCGTGCCGCGAGCACCGGACGATCCCGCCGAATGACGGCCGGGCCCCAGACGATCGACACCGGCTACCGGCCGCATGAATTCCAGCTCCGCGCGCACAATGCGCTGCGTCGGTTCTCGGTGCTCTGCTGTCATCGGCGCTGGGGCAAGACGTACATGGCCGTCAACGTGCTCGTCGATGCGGCCGTGCGCACGCGCAAGCAGGCCGCGCGGTTCGGCTATGTCGCGCCGTTCCTCAAGCAGGCCAAGCAAGTCGCGTGGGACTATCTGCGGCGCTTCGCGTTGAAGATCCCCGGCGCGAAGGCGAACGAGGCCGAACTCTCGATCGATTTTCCGAACGGCGCGCGGATCCGGCTTTACGGCTCGGACAACGGCGAGGCCATTCGCGGCGTGTATTTCGACGGCGTGGTGATCGACGAGGTGGCCGATTGCCGGCCGGAAACGTGGCCCGAAATCATCCGGCCCGCGTTGGCCGACCGCAAGGGCTGGGCCGTGTTCATCGGCACGCCGAAGGGCATGAACCAATTCTACGAGCTGTTCGTCGGCGCGCGCGATGGGTTCAAGAACGAGCGCGGCGATCTCGTGAAGTCGCCCGACTGGTCGGCGGTGATGTTCCGCGCCGACGAGACGGATCTGATCGACGTGGCCGAACTCGAGGCGTCGCGCGCGATCATGTCGGACGCGCAATATCGCCAGGAATGGCTTTGCGATTTCTCGGCGGCGACGGACAACACGCTGATCACGATCGACCTCGTGGGCTCGGCGGCCGCGCGCACGCCGGTCGAGCGCGACCTGCGCGGCATGCCGGTCATCCTTGGTGTCGACGTCGCGCGCTTTGGCGACGACCGCACGGTCATCATGCGCCGGCAGGGCTCGGTGTCGTTCCCGCCGCGCGTCATTCGCGGCATGGACAACATGCACGTCGCGGGGCTCGTGGCGCAGGAAGTCGTCGACACGAAGGCGAACGCAATCTTCATCGACGCCGGGCGCGGCGAGGGCGTGATTGATCGCCTGCGGCAGCTCGGGTTCAACGTGGTCGAGGTGAATTTCGGCGGCAAGCCCACGAACCCGCGGTATGTCAACAAGCGCGCGGAAATGTGGGACGACATGCGCCAGTGGTTGCACGATGGCGGCTCGATCCCGAACGACCCCGAACTCAAGACCGACCTGTGCGTGCCCACGTACTCGTTCGACCAGTCGAACCGATTCCGGCTGGAAACCAAGGACGAGATCAAGGAACGCGGGCAGCGCTCGCCCGACCTCGCCGACGCGCTGGCGCTCACGTTTGCGGCGCCCGTCGCCATGACCGAGGTGTATCTGCCCGGCTCGGCGGCCAAGCGCACGGCGCCCGTTGCAGCGCACGAATACGACCCGGTTGCCTGAGCGCGACGTTGGGAATATCCCACCGGCTGACAGGGTTATTGGCAAATTCGCAAGGTTAGGCTATACGTTGGGCATCCTGATCGGCAGGGGTGCAAGATGCGGTATAGCTACGAAGTCCCGCGCCAATACTGCGAAACGCATGGGCTGCGGTTCTCCGAGGACATGGCGGCGCAAGCCGACGCGGTTTTCGCCGAGCTGGACCTGACGCAAGCGCAGGTCGACCGGCTCGTCTGTCACCATGCCTGGGTGGTCAATCACCTGTTCAATCCGCGCGCCTACGGCTGGCTTGGCCGGCTGGCGATCGCCGCGCGCTTCCTGTTCGGCATTGGAGGCCGTTGACCATGTGCATGTCCATGTC